GCCCATCACCAACTGGACCGGCATCCTTGCCACGCTGGAATGCGTCAACGAGGGCATCAAGGGCCAGCGGATCACGCTCAGGATGGCGTGAAAAAATCGCGCCCCGTGCATTTAGGCGTGACAGTCACGCGGCATTTTGGTATGCTTTAACGGCCCGGCAGGCGTTTGCACCGCCACTTCCGGGCCTAACCGCCAGAACCTTACAGGAGGCTCCTTTGGCTTTTCAAAACCTAGCAAAGACCGATCCGGCGAGTCAAATGCCGCATTTCGTCTACCGTCAGTTCGACGCGGACGGAAAACTTCTCTACGTCGGGACGACAAGCAACGTTAAGAAGCGCATGATTGAGCATGGCGCTTCACCTTGGATGTCAAGAGTTCACAGATTCACGGTTGAGGAATTTCCCGACCGCGAAAAGGCGCTTTATGCCGAAAAGCTGGCCGTCATGAATGAGCGCCCGGAGTGCAACACAGTGTGGAGGCCGAACTTGGCGGAAGATGGCGAGGCGATGACTGTGGCGCAGCGCAAAGCAAAGGAACGCAAGGCCAAGCGTGACGCTGGCCTTGTGCCCGTCGAAATCTGGGTGCCAGCAAGCAAGGTGGCCGCTATCAAGGCCATCGCTGCACAGATGGTTGCGGAGTTACCGAAAGTAATCGCAACCCCTTGACTTGCGCGCCGATCCGTGCACACTTCCCATAATCGCAGGCGGGCTTCTGAAAAGAGGTCCGCGTTTGCTTTTGGAGGCTCCCATGGGCAAACCACTGGACCTGATTGACCAAGGCGGTCGCCACGCAATGGCAATGTGGCGAGAGCGCCAATCCACCCGAGAAATGCTGTGGGCGCTTGAAACCGGCGACGCCGCTGCAAGCCAACTGACCAGCGGTCCCATCGGCGCGCTTCTCCTGGAGGCTCCCATGAAAGCCAAGGGCAAGAAAAAGGGCGGCTCTGGCCGCAAGTGCTGACGCATGGCAGGCAAGGGAAGACCCCCCGGCTTTCGCATGGACGACAGCCACCGGGTTAAAATCCAAAACAGCAACATCCTCAACGCATTGATTGAGCATGTCGAAGGCAAGCGGGAAATGGGCGCATCCCAGGTCACCGCAGGCATTGCCTTGCTCAAGAAGGTCATGCCAGACCTGACTTCGAATGACCACACAAACAACGGCGGGTCGTTTGAACTCCCAACCCAAATCATCCTTAGAGCCGCAACCCGCGACGATTGACCTGCCGCCTAAGCTGGTGTCGGTCTTCACGGGAGAAGCCCGCTACCGGGGCGCATACGGCGGGCGGGGTTCAGCCAAGACGCGATCCTTCGCCAAGATGACGGCGGTGATTGGCTACCAGATCGGCGCATCGGGCGGTGAGGGGCAGATCCTCTGCGCCCGCGAATTCATGAACAGCCTTGACGAATCCTCGCTGGAGGAGGTCAAGGCCGCCATCGCTTCAGAGCCGTTCCTTGCGGCCTACTACGAGGTGGGCGAGAAGTTCATTCGCTCACGTGATGGCCGGATCAAGTACACCTTCGCCGGTCTGCGGCACAACCTGGACAGCATCAAGTCAAAGGCGCGCATCCTGTTGTGCTGGGTGGACGAAGCCGAGCCGGTTAGCGAAACCGCGTGGGTCAAGCTGATCCCGACGATCCGCGAGGAAAAGTCGGAAATCTGGGTGACGTGGAACCCGGAGCGCAAGAATAGCCCGACGCATCGGCGCTTTCGGGAAAACCCGCCTGAGTCCAGCAAGATCGTGGAGTTGAACTGGCGGGATAACCCGTGGTTCCCGGCGGTGCTTGAACAGGAACGGCGGAACGACGAACTGCGGCGGCCTGAGCAGTATCGACACATCTGGGAAGGCGATTTTGTATCAGCGGTCGAAGGGGCTTACTACGCCGCAGCCCTGAACACGGCGCGCCAGGAAGGTAGGGTCGGCAAGGTGGCCGCCGATCCGCTGATGGTGACGCGGGCGATATGGGACATTGGCGGCACCGGGGCAAAGGCCGATGCCTGCGCGATCTGGATTGCGCAATACGTGGGCCGGGAAATCCGCTGGCTGGACTATTACGAAGCTCAAGGCCAGCCGCTGGCGACGCATATCGCATGGCTGCGCGACAATGGCTACGGCAACGCGATGTGCATCCTGCCGCATGACGGCGCGACGAATGACCGGGTGCACGACGTCAGCTACGAAAGCGCGCTGCGGGCTGCCGGGTTCGAGGTGCAAGTGATCCCGAACCAGGGCGCGGGCGCGGCAATGAAGCGGGTCGAGGCGGCGCGGCGGTTGTTCCCGATCATGTGGTTTGACGAGAAGTGCAGCCCCGGCCTCGACGCCATCGGCTGGTATCACGAAAAGCGCGACGAAGAACGCGGCATCGGCCTTGGCCCTGAGCACGACTGGTCATCGCACGGTGCGGACGCCTTCGGCCTTGGCGCAGTGGCCTATGAGGCCCCGAGGGTTGGCAAGCCCGCCCCGCGCCGCAAGACAACAGGATGGGCCGCCTAATGGCTGACTTCGACCAACTGAAAGCCTGGGTCTGCGCGGACTGGAAGGCGCTGTCCAAGTGGCGCGAAGCCGCAGAAGGCGAGTATGCCTTCAAGGACGGCCACCAATGGACCGAGGCGGAAAAGGCCGAACTGGAGGAGAAGGCCCGCGTTCCCGTGGTATTCAACCGTGTGCAAGTCATCCTTGCCTCGGTGTCCGGTTCGGAGATCAACAACCGGACCGAGGTGCGCTTTATCCCGCGCGAAATCGGGGACGCCAAGCCAAACGAAATCCTCACCGCTGGCGCTGAGTGGTTCCGCGACGAGGCCAACGCGGAAGACGAGGAAAGCCAAGCGTTTGAAGATACGCTGGTCTGCGGCATCGGCTGGACCGAGACGCTGCTGGACTACACGACCGACAGCGACGGAGCGCCGCGCGTGGTGCGCCTAGACCCGCTGGAGATGTGCTGGGATGCCCACGCCCACCGGAAGGGCTTGCAGGACGCCACACGGGCCGCCCGGGTGCGCCAGATCCCGATCAACGAAGCGCGCGAGATGTTCCCGGATGCCGAGGAATCCACGCTGCATTGCGACTGGATCGACAAGACCGAGGATGCGGAAGAACACGTCAACCTGATCGGGGACCAATACAAGTCAGGCCGCCAGGGCGAGGACAAGGACAACCCGGCAACCGTGACCGTCGTGCAGGTGCAGTGGCGCGAGCGGGTGCGGTCGGTGGAGTACGTCGATCCGCAGTCGGGCGAGCGCAAGGAAATGCCGAAAGCCGACTGGGACAAGCTGGCCAAGGTCATGCCGGTTGACCTCGCAATCCCGAACCGGCCCGTGACGCGGTATGTGTGGAAGCAGGCGTTCCTTGGCCGGGATGCGATCTTGCTGGAAAACCAGCCGTGCAAGGACGCGTGCACGTTCAAGGCCATCACCGGGAACTACGACCGCAAGGAAAAGCGGTTCTACGGCCTTCTCAGGGTCATGATGGACCCGCAGAAATACGCGAACAAGTGGCTAAGCCAGACGCTGCACATCATCAACGCCAACGCCAAGGGCGGCGTGATGTATGAAGCCGGTGCGGTAGAGGATGCGCGGGCCTTTGAGGAAGGCTGGGCCGCCGCAGACAGCGCCACGATGGTCAATAACGGGGCACTGTCGGGCGGGCGCATCCAGCCGAAGCCGCAAGTGCAGATGCCCGCCGCGCTGATGCAGCTGACGCAGTTCGCCATCAGCACGATCCGGGACACGTCTGGCGTGTCGCTTGAACTGATGGGGATGGCTGACCGGCAGCAGGCCGGGGTGCTGGAATACCAGCGCAAGCAGGCGTCCATGACCACGCTGGCCACCTATTTCGACAGCCTGCGCTTCTACCGGAAAATGCAGGGCGAGGTGATCCTGTCGTTCCTGCGCGACCACATCGCCCCCACCGGGCGGCTGGTGCGGATCGTCAAGGAGGGTTTGCAGCAATACATCCCGCTGGCAACCGAAACGGGCACGCGCAAGTATGACGTGATCGTGGACGACAGCCCTGCCGCGCCGAACGAGAAAGAGCGGACCTGGGCGATCCTGCAAGACCTCCTGCCGATCATGCAGGGCGCTGGGATGGGCTTGGAAGACTGGGCTGACGTCATGGACTACAGCCCGTTGCCGTCCAGCTTTGCAGAGAAACTGCGGGCCAAGGCGGCGGAGCAAGCGCAACAGGCGCAGCAGGACCCGCAACAGCAGCTGGCGATGCAGGCAGCGCAGGCCGAGGTGCAAAAGACCGTTTCCGAAGCCGAGGAAAACCAGGCGCAGGCGATGCTTTACGGCATCAAGGCGCAAAAGGAAGCCATTACCCCCGTTCAGCCCCCGGTCATGCCGGGAATGAACCCGCCGCGCCCGGTTGGCGCTCCGTAACCTTCACGACACGAGGACCTGATGTCAGAACAGCTGACCGCCGACGAAAGCGCGGCGATGGCCGCTATGGCCGCCGATACCGCGCCCATCGAAGAAGCCCCGGTTGCCGATCCCGGCCCGGTGTCGCAGCCCGAACCGCAGGCGGAAGCGCCCGCTGTCGAGCCGGACAAGCCCCCGCCGGGCATGGTGCCGCAAGGCGCGCTGCACCAGGAGCGGGAACGCCGCAAGGCCGCAGAGCAGCAGTTTCAGGCGTTGCAGGAAAAGCTTGCGGCCATTGAAGCCAAGCTGAACCCGCCGCAGCCGATTGAAATCCCGGACCCGATCCTTGACCCCAAGGGCTTCCGGGAATTCCAGATCAAGCAGATCACCGAGCGGGCGCAGGAGAAGGCCGAAAGCGAACGCCGCGCGATGGAAGCGCAGCAGCAGCAGATGGTCATGGCGCGGCTGAACCAGGACGTGGCAGCCTTCAAGGCCACCACGCCGGACTACGACAACGCCTTCCAGCACGCGGTCAAGGCACGGCGCGAGGAGCTGGCCTTCTACGGCAACAGCGAAGAGCAGATTGCGGCGCAGATGGAAGTGGACGTTCAGGCCATCGTCCAGCAAGCCTATTCGCAGGGCCGCAACC